GCAGCACGCCGTCGCTGTTGTGCAGACCGGCGTAGCTGTCCGGGTTCTCCTCCGACCACAGCCGCCCCTCCGCGCCCCAGTACCGCGTGCCCTTGCGCAAGTCGCGCTCCACCAAGTCCGTCAGCCACTTGGCCGGCGTCACCCTCGTCGCGCTGATCTCGTACCAGTGGCTGTTGATCAGCATCGCCAACCACTTCGTAATCTCGGCCCAAGTGACGCTGCGCAGCTGCGCTTCGCTGTTGGCGCTCACGATCACGCTCGCCCCGATGCGCGTGGTGATCATCCACAGCACCAGCCAAGACACCAACGCCGACTTGCCGATCCCGCGCCCTGACGCCACGGCCATCCGAAACACGCTGAAGTCCACCTTGCCGTTGTTCGACTTGATGTGCTCCTTCAGGTCGCGCAGCACTTGACGCTGCCACTGGCGCGGGCCCTTGTAGTTGGCCAGCGGCGTGTTGGCCTCACCCCACGGAAACGCCAGCATCACAAACGCTTCGGGGTCGTCCTTGACCGCCGGGCTCCACAGCCGGGCCATCAGGGTTTGCTCGTCTTCAGCGTTGTACTTCGGCTGCTGCATGCGTTGGTGCGGCTATCGACGCCGCTTTCGGTTGGTGTTCGATAACGTCCACGACGTCGCTTGGGATCTGCATAACGCGCTGCTCAGCCTTCTCCAGCGCCATGCTGATGCTGATCTGCTGCGCTACGTCTACTTGCACGTGCTGCTTGGCGACCCAATCATGTCTGTGCTTCAGGATCATCTCTGCGGCTTTGGTGTCGCCGTTACGCGCGGCCGTGTGCAGGACAAGACTCATCTCACCCTCAGCGTCGGCATAGCCCTTCTGTATCGCCAGCTCGGCTATCGGGTCCATCTGACACAGACGCCGGTACTCAATCGGCAGCAAGCCAGCGTTCAACGCCAGGTTGTCGCCGCGCAGGCCAAGCCTGGCCGCGTTGTACAACTTCTGCAGCACGGCCTCGGTCGCTTTGACCTCACGCGCCGTGATCGGGAGTGACTGAAAGCTCATGCCCATAATGCTATACCTTGAAACGCTCTTCTGCTGCTTTTCTTGCAGCAACAGCTTCTTCCAATGTGTGAAAACGCCCGAGGTCTTTGCGTTTGCCGTCAACTTGGATAAACGCGCGCCAAGGCGGAGCGTAGGTAACGCCTCGCACTTTAGCTTTGCTGGTTGTGTACTCGGTGTTAAGAGAGTTTTGCGACTGGCTTACGTCGCGCAAATTGCAGATGCGGTTGTCGTTGCGAACGCGGTTGATGTGGTCTACGACACCAGCAGGCCATTTGCCGTGCACGTACAGCCACGCTAACCGTTGCGCGGTGTAAGACCGGTTATTAACACCTATTTGCAAGTACCCATGCCCGTTAGTAGACCCAAGAACACGGCCAGCCGGACGGCGACCCCAAGCCTTTTTTGCCGTAAACACGCCTGTGTCGGGGTCGTAGTGCAGGTAGGCTTTGAGCTCATCAACAGTAACGTACTTCATGTTTTTAGTATACGCGGTTTTGTTTATTTTTGCAAATTAAAAAATAAAAACCGGCTGCAAGCCCTTCGTTTTTGACCGTTCAGGCCGCCGGCCCTCCCTCCCCCGGCTTCCAGCTACTGGCGCGCGCCGCCGCGTCCTGGCCGCCGGCCGGCTGGCCGTGGGCAGTGATGGGCAGTGTTCACAGCATGCAGTCACCAGCAGCATCATGGGCAGTGCTGGGCAGTGCCCTTGCCAGTCGGCAGCGTGGCTGTGTGGTGGTGGCGCGGTGGCGCGGGGGATTTGGGGCGTGGGTAGCCGGGTAGTCATGGGCGGTGCCCGCGCCATTCTTGTCTCCCCAATACACGTATACGTCTAATACGAATGATTCTTATTTACATCTCTAAGTTTCAAAACGTTTACCCAAAATCTCTACCCAGATATGCCCCCCGATAGGTAGCTGCGCTCACCCAAAGCGGCGCACAAACCGCCACCCCACTCACACCCGTGGGCAGTGCTGGGCAGCGCTGCAACATCCGGCGATAGAAAACACTTGACAAGTGTCAGAAAAAACCTTACGCTCGACCTGCGCTTCGGCGCACCGGGAAACCTATTCAGCAAACAACCAGGAACGACAAATGAGCACAGTCAACTACATCACAGGCCGCAACTACGGCGCCGATCAAGTGCTTTCAATCACATTCGAGACTGCCCACGATTGGATCGCCGATGTGCCCGCCGCGTTTGTTGACGCTGCGCGCGGCATCCGCGCCAGCGTCATCGTGTTGGGCTTTGAGGCTACGCCGAACGACATCGGCGCAGCTGTGCTGCGCGAATATGACGCTGGCCGCTACACACTCGCTTGAAAGGCCACGCCATGATCCGCATCCGCGACATCCTCTTCGCTATCGCCTTCGGGCTTGCCATCGGCGCGCTGATCGCTGCCGGCATCTGATCCACCCGCACACACTAGGAGACACACAATGAAGACCCCTAACAGCATCGTCGTCTACGATGGTCCCTCAGTCATCGATGGCAAGCCCATCGTTGTCGTTCTCACTGGGCTTGCAGAGTCCAGCGAGAACTCGAAGACCGGCAACCTCGTTCAATCGTTCGTCATTCGGTCCGATGTTGAACCTCACGCTGCGCTGAAGACGGGAGACGATGCCAGCGTATGCGGGATGTGCCCACATCGTCCTATCCTCGCAAAAACCACCGGTGATGCCCCGTGCTACGTTCGTGTCGGGGAATCCGTGTTGTCGGTCTATCGGGCTTACAAACGCGGTAGCTACCCTCGCGCGCAGACCATCGCTCAGGTTGCGCAGCTACTGCAGGGTCGCAAGCTCAGACTTGGCACGTACGGTGACCCTGCAGCGGCGCCCGTAGAGCTTTGGCAATTGCTCACCAGTCTATCGTCCGGACACGTAGGCTATACGCACCAGTGGCAAGCTCACGGGTTCGATGCTGCAGCATGGGCACCGCTGGTGATGGCATCGGCCGATAACAAAGACGAAGCCCAGCAAGCTACCGCCATGGGGATGCGTTACTTCAGGGTCTCCATCGGCGTGGATCGCAAGCCGTTGGAAGTGTCATGTCCTGCGAGCGCTGAGGGCGGGCGCAAGGCCCAGTGTAGCGATTGCATGCTCTGCGCAGGGACGTCTAAGCATGCGCGCAGCATCGTCATTGCAGATCATGCTGCAGGCCACGAGAAGCGGGTTATCGCCATCCGCGCTGCCTGACGTATCCGCCTAGGCGCCTTGGTGGCGCCTATGGGATGCGCCAGCATCACAACAATGAAGGAGAACCGCGATGATCACCATCACCACTGACTACAAGCGCCAGAGCATCACCGAACAATACCCGACCCTCGAGGACGCGATGGCCGCGTACGCGGACGCCGACTACGCCGCATGCCATCAGCCCGGAAACGATACGCGCCGGATTACGCTGCGCGTAGACGGGTCAACTGTCAAATATCGCACCTATTGAGGGCCGCACCATGAGCCACAGTAACTCCATGCACCGGGAACCCCCAGCACGCACGCCAAAGGCCCCGCCGTGGCCGTTCCCGGCCTCACCCTTGCCCTACCCTCTTGCACCACCAATCGAGCGGCCCGTGCGCTCACCTAAGCCGCCCCTGCCGGACACCCCGGCGCTGTTTTGAAAGGACTGACCTATGCGGTTCGAACGTACAGATTACGGGTGGAAAGCATACCGAAAGATAGGCCTAGCGTATGTTTACTTCGGCCACTTTAGAACCCAGCGCGAAGCCCGCGCTGCCAGTGCCATCACGGAGGACTAACCTATGCCTAACATCCCCTGCCTAGACCCCGATAGACCCCTGACCCGCTCAGAACTGAAGGATATTCGCCTGGAACGCTGGCGCGCGCGTGAACTGACGCGCCAGCACGTTGAGGAGCTGAAAGCCGCCCTTCGCTGGGCACTGGATCAAATCGATGATGATCTTGATTTAGATCACCAGGCCGCCCTTGCGGGCGCTTGGGCACTGGTAGACGGCCCGGGATGATCTGGGCCATCTTTGCAGCGGCGGTAGCCGCTTGCGTCATCATCGCGCTGGATCTATGATCGGGCCTCTCGTGTTGTCTCCCTGATCGCCCCGCAAAGGGCGTTAAAAAACCGCCTTAGGGCGGTTTCTTTTTGTCCGACGCACCCTGACCCCTACTAGCCCACCTTTACAAGCGCCAAGGGGCCGGAAACCGCTGCGCGCGCCTCGATGGCGTCACGGGCGTCGGCCTTGTTGCCCCTCCAGTCAGGCGATACGAATATGTGTTTTTTCGTCTTGAAGTTCTTGCTGTGGCACATGCCCAGGTCGGCCCACCCGGCATCGGTTAAGGCGTGGATCAGAGACGACGGGAAAATACGCGCGCCAGCGGGCGCTTGGCCCTGCAGCCGGTCAGCGAAAGCGCCCCACGGCCCGCCTACGATGCCGCCCGAAAACTCGTTGCGTCCATCGCGGATCATCTCGATCAGCCAGGACTCCGCCAGCGGGCGGGCCGCGCTCAGCATCGCTTCCTTGGCGTCAGTCCAAGGGGGCGCAGCGCCAGGGTCGAACGCGGCCACGTCACGCGCATGCAGCCAACCCGCGACGGCCTCAAAACCGCCGTGGCCTAACCAGTCCCAGAACTCTTTAGCCCGCTCCATGCGGGGCGCATGCGTCCAGGTGACAAACCAACGGCGATCCTCGGTGGACAGGGCGATGGCGCCGCGCTCATTCGTGAAGCAAACCACTTGCGCACGGTTCGGCACGTAGTAGGGGTGCATCCCCTTGCGCTCGACTACCAACAACTCCGGGGGCGCGGCGATGATGGACTTCAGGCGGTTTTCAAGCGCCCGACGGTCCGAGGCGTCCGACTGCCGCAGCTCATTGATGACGATGACCTCAGCCTCAAGGTGATAGCCCCACTGCGTCTGCAGGCGGTCATTCTCCAGCAGCGCGACGTTATGGCGCGCGGGGCCGCCAATGGCCCAGAAGAACGGGGCCCACATCGTGTCCTTACCCGCGCCAGCGGTCCCGCCGTGGAGGATCGCGTGGTTGACCTTGATGCGGGGGTTTTGGACCTTGAAGGCCATCACGTCCAGCACATGCGCCCGCTCAGCCGCGTCGGGGATCATCCGCTCAACGTGCGCCAGCCACAGCGACACGTCACCACCACCGGCCACCGTGGGCCTCGCATTGCGCCAGCGGTTGGCGTAGATGTTGCCCTCGCGGGTGCACAAGGTGGTCTCGCCAGCCGCGTAGGTGACGCCCGCTAAGACCTTAGCGTTCATGTCCTGCCGGTGTTCGTCATACGACACAGACGCCTCGACGGTGCGGGGCTTACCGGCAGCGGTCGGGTGGATGCTGATGCAGCGGATGTGACGGAACAAGGCGTTGAAGCCGTTGCGGCTGACCTCGGTCAACTCCTGCAGGTCAAAGTAGGAATCTTCCGGGAGGATGTAGGCGAACCGGCCAAACCACGCCTTCATCTCCAGCCTGCCGGCCTCCTTGCGCTCCACCTCGGCGATCTGGCGCTGCAGATCATCGGTCGCGCCCGGCGGGGGCGGGGGCAACGAACCGGCCAGGCGCGTCTGCAGCAGCTCCTCGCGCAGGCCAGGCGCGTGCGACGGCCCGCCCTGCTCGGCCACCCAGCGCAGGAACGTCACGCTGTTGAGGTCAATGCAGTGCGAGTGCAGGCAGCAGAACGCCCGCGAGGCGGGCATGTAACGGCCCTCGGGGTTCCCGTCGGTATGCTGGTCGGCCTGCGGGCACATGACACCCATCCAGCCCTCGGCGTTGGGCCTACTCAACACCAGCCCCTGCTCCGACAACCACGCGGCCACATCGTCGCCCCCGTCGTCGGCCAGACGAATCGACCGGGGGCCGGTGTTGTCAGGCGGGCCAGGGACCACGCCCAAGGCGTCGCAGATCTCGTCCAGCGTGTACTCCCGCGTGCGCCCCCACTCCATTAGGCGCGAGGCGAACGCCTCACGGCCAGGCTTGAAGTTGATCGAGCCGGGGATGCGGAAGTTGCGCACCGGATTCACGGCGCCAGGGTCCGTGTAGCCCGCGTCCGCCACGGCGCGGATAGCCGCGGCGAACTCGGCCTTGGTCGGTTGCTCAGAGAAGACGTAGCCCCACTGGAAGTTACCGGCGCTGGTCTCCATGACCCACGTCGGGGGCAGCGGGGGCGTCTTGGACTTGGTGCCGATGTCGTCCAGCACCATGACCAGCACAAACTCGCAGTTGGCCGCGCTGGCGCTGGGGCGGCCATCGGCGAACCGCTCACGCATGAATGACGCTGTGTTGCCGTACCACGCCTCGCCTGCGATGTTGCCGTGCTTCGGCAGGTATGCCGGCCAGGTAGCTTTGATCGCCCCGTCGGCGTGGTACTCCACCGGCTCGCGGGGCTTCTGGCGCACGATCAGC